CTGATGAACAACGCATCCTGCACGAGTGCACCGGCGAGTTCATCCTCACCTACCCCGATGGAACGGAGGCAGCCACGAAGCGGGGCTGTCTCATGGGCCTACCAACGAGCTGGCCGGTGCTCTCGCTGCTCAACATGTGGGCAGCGGAGTACCGAACAACGCGAGTAGACCGCGGATTCTACCGGATCGTAGGGGATGACCTGCTCGGCCTATGGGACGAGCACAGCCGCCGACAATACGCACGCAACATCGCGAGCGCAAGGCTACTCCTGAACGAGTCGAAAACACTGATCTCCGGCAGCACCGGTGTGCTGGCAGAGCAGTGGATACGGCTCATCCGGAGGAAGCCCAGGCCGACAGAGGGACGCTCATGGGCCGACCAGGTGGAGGACGCCGAGGCGGAGCCGGTGGGGTGGTGGCAAGGCTGCCAACCACTTCACAGACCTGTCCTCTCTATCCTCCTCCTGGGAAGGCGCCAGGCGGCCAACGGTCGGCTAGAGGACGCCAGCCTTCCGGTCGAGCACAGCCTCGCGGCCGCGCTGGACCAGCTGGACGGCCTCTGCGCCCACGAGTGGGAAAGAGACAGGTGCCGGGCGCTTGGCTTCGCGATACACAAGCGCGCAATCGAGCGTCTAAAGAGGGCGGGCATACCGCTGCACTGGCCGCGCGAGCTGGGGGGCGCGGGCTTCGGCGGGAGGCAGAGAGCTCCAAAGGAGTTCCGCCTCTTCGCTTCGGCCGCAGCCTCATACCAGCGCGGCAAGCGCAACCCTCTCGTCAACGCCGCGCTGCGCGCCTGGGCACACACACCAACACTGCCGGAAGCCCGGAAAGCGGCCGCCGAAGTTGCCGAGAAAATCGACAAACTTCCGCGGACAGGGCACGGGGGCGCATACCCAGCGGCCAAGCTCGAAAGCCGGCTCCTGGGCAGTGCGCTCGCGACCCTGGTGCTGACCGGGCAAATCCGGCGCCGCCTGAACAAGCCCAGCTGGAAAAGCTGGGCCGCAGGACGGTGCTTGAGCAGGCTGGTGGCCACAACCGTCTCCCGCCTCCCTACACAAAGACACCCCGTCCACCCGCGGAATGCACACAAGCTCGCAAGCCTGGTGCGCCACAAGGCGCCTGGGCACATCCCGATGCGCGAGGCGAGGGCGGCTGTGGACGCTGCGAAAACGCCACGGCTGCCCCTCCGCTCGGGCCGCACACGCTTAGTGCACGGCCCCCACCGACCGGAGTTCGGTGGGGAGTACAACCCATGAG